GATATGACAAACCACGGGATGTAACGCCAATATAGCGGTTCCCGTTTACAATGTTTGTCGCTACGTAAACTATGTAAGCCATTGTTAAGAAACCCTAAAATATCCCGCTAATCCAGGCATTATATAAAGTCCAACATTTTCCGTATCCTGTGTAGCAGCTATCATATACGCTTGCTGGGCCTTAGCCTCCAACATTTGCATGCGATCCGGCGCATAAATAGCCGCCAGACGTGCCGCCAAACCTGCCGCCAAGGCATCTAACCAGCGATATGGAACGTCAACCGTCTGCGCGTCTGTTAATTCAGCATCTTGAATCTGCGTCACCGCATAATAGTTCAACGTATAAACATTACTTTGATCAGGAACGGGCCACAATGTAACCGTTGGGTTAATTAAACGGTCAAACCAGAATACCGTAGGCGGTGCTTGTTGCAACTTATTTGGCGTTTGGCTGTATTCTGTGCGGGAAATAGGCATAATAACACGGTCAAATTGCGATGAAGTGCCAGTATTCTGCTGAATAACGGCATCAAGAATCATCACAACCTTTTGCGGGACCGTATATGTCGTTTGGCCCTGCACCAATGGCACGGAAATAAGCACAACTTCCCACAAGTTAACCCCTTGGTTAGCCCAAGAGGCAAGCATGAGGTTGGTTTCAAATCGTGCATCCGTCATATGCTCTTGCATAATGGCGGTCCTGCGTACGCCGCAACGTGCATACGCATTCAAGACGATTTCGCCAAGCGACGGATTAAACGCATAAGTGCCGCTGGTGGTCATTTTCTATCCTTAGAAGATAGTACCGTCGTTTGCTACTAAATAGCCGCCCGCAAAAATTGACCCAACAAATGGACCGCCAGTGTTAGATTTCATTTGGAACTGAATATCTGTGCCGCCGGGATGCGCTGGAGCAATTGTGTATGGAATATTAAAAATTTGCACAAACGGAGATTGAGAAAGCAAAGTTGTATTGCCATTCACCGTATAAGTGTATCCATTTTCAACAACTGTGCCGGAAAGGTTAAATTTATTTAATTCCGCATAAAGCATGTAATTGCTGGATGTAAACCCAATGCTGGCGTTACCTTGAACATATGTCAAATAAAACGTAAAACCATTTGGAACCGTATAAATTGACATTTGCGTCTGACCAATACCCGCATTAATTTGCGCGTAAAGAACGGTTGAAATTTTAGCGGTAATAATGCCCGCATTTAAACCGTTAGTAATAAACAGCCCGTTAATGCGATAATAAGAATTAGTGGTGGTTGCTGTTCCGGACCCGTTTAATGTTACAAGTTCCGAAAGAACGTTAAAACTTGAATCCAAACCATTAACTTGAACAATTAAACCAGCGTCCGTTGCGCCAGATGCGCTAAGAAGGACAATTTGACCAGCAGAACTTGGGTACGCGTATGCGCCGCCAGATTGCGTCAAACCTTCCCACAATGGGCCAAGGGCTGTCCCTGCAACTTGTGTGCTGTACCCAAAAATCTCAACAGGCTGATGACCCGTAATTTGGTTACGTGCAACCTGCAATTCAAAAGGCTCATGCAAGCCACGTTTAGTAACAGAATCGTTAATGACAAAGGCTTGACTGGTCATAATTATTTACCCTTTTTACGTGCAATTGCAATATTATCGACAGCATTTGGATAAGGACGGCCAGCCGCTCTTGCATGGGCCTTTGCAGTGGATTTCTGTTTTGCCGTCAAATGCTTATGATGAGCATCTTTTTCAGCGGGATGTTTCCAGAATGGTTTCTTTTCCATTATTTTTGCACCAACAAAATAATAATGATGCCGGAAAGGATAACATTGACGATTTCACCGAATGATAAACCTACAACCATGTTAGCAACCCCATTTTCTTAAAGCTTTGTTAATGCGACTTTCTGGGTCGTGCTTGTTTTTCATGTTGGTCATTTTGGCACGTTCCCCTTCCATCCGGCTGCAAAATGACTTGTGCCGGGAGTTATGCGTATTTTTTGTTGGAGCCTTTAAGGTTCCGCCCGTTTCAGAATGATACGAAGCCCGTCCTTTGGCATTTAAGCCACCGGATGGGGATTTACCTTCTGATCTTGTCCATGCAGCAGTCATGTAATCCTCCGAAGAAAGAAGGGGGCCGCAGCCCCCCACTTAATCGTGCATTTTCTTCAACGTCTGAGCAAGTCTGGCGCGTTTAGCAAGAGTAGGGTTCTCGCTGTGTGCCGCCTTGGTCAATTTCTTGGCGGGGATCTTTTCCCCAGCCGGGACGTGAAGTTGTCGGTGAAGTGCGCCGGGATGCTTGATAGCACCCTGAATCCACTTCGCTCCGCCGCCATCAGCATGATGCTGACGGCTTACGACTCCCCCGGCTCCACCATGCGGCCAGCAGGGGTTTTAACCTTGTTGGCAGCAGAGAATGGACGCATTTCAGCGCCACCAACTGCACCACCCGACTTACGGGCAGGGCGGTCAAGGCGGTGATGAGCATGATGACCATGCATCTCAAGGTGCTTGTGCGCCTTGTGAGTACGGCCACCGCGCTTGCGGGCAGCATGCTTTTCGCCAGCTTCATGTACGGTGTGCGAACCAGCGCCAGCGTACACTTCGTTTGGCGTTGGATCTTCGTCTACTTCACCATGCATTGGCGATTCAACCTTGCCGCCCTTTTTGTGGGCAGCGCGCTTGATCGAATGCATAGAATGCTTCTTTACCATATGGTGAGCCGCGCCGCCGTGGGCGTGGTGTTCACCATGCATTTCGTGATGCTTATGACCTTTCATGGTCTACTCCTTAAAAGTTACTATACTGGGTGACACCAAACAGGCCCGGATTAGCGGTTTGTACCATGTAAGGTTGTGGAGACTGACGAACGATCAGTTTGTTAGCGCCCGTACCAGAGGTAAATGCGCCAAACGTACCGCGTACGTCGCCAGTTGTGCTTGTTGCTACCGTACGATCCGATGCGACATAGTTGGTGGCGGCAGTGATCAACGTAGTAGCCGTCAAAGACGTTGCGTAGTTGACCAAAATGTCACCAAATGCGTCCGAACGAATTGGGAAACCAAAAACGTCCGTCGTATCGACCGAGTAAGCATGGGTAGCATCAGCGGCATTGAGAACAACGCTCTTGATGTACTTGAATGCCTTTTTACCCGAAACCTGAGAACCAGCCGTGATGGTAATGGCCTCAACCAATGGGTAACCATAGCAATCATACCCAGAAACCGTAGCGGTGGTGGCGGTAGCGCCCGATGCGGCAGTAACCGCAACAGCACGACCAGCAACAGCCGCAGGATTCCAAAGCACAACACCCGGAGTCTGTGCGTTGTTTGGAACAACACACTGCTGAACGTTTTGATACGCCAAAGTAACCGTACCGGAAGTAGCCGTAAGGTTGGAGTTGGTTTGGTAAGTACCAGCAACGCCCTGACCAGCAGCACCGCCCGTCAACTGAGATACAATCTGCGTACCAGCCGCAACGCCCTGAGAAACCGTACCCGCCGTCGAAATAACAACCATACCAGCCGAAACTGGCATTGCTGAGTTCGCGGTAATCGTCATAACACCGTTTGAGAACGATGCGGTGACCGACGTGTAGGCGTCCGTAGCCAGCACCGTGTCAGTTGCGCCCGTGTCCGAACGAACAAAGTTCGTCGAATAGTAGACGCCCGTCGTGGCGCTGTTGCTGCTATTCAACGTCAAAGTGGCGCTGGTAGCATTTGCGGAAGTAACGATTGCACCAGCCGCCTTGGTGTAAGGAACAGCATTAATCGTCGTAATGTTGTCAAAGCCCAACCAGCCAAAATCAGCGGCTGCTTGTGCCTCACCCGGTAGATAGGTGAATGGAGTGCGGGGGTCCATGATCCCCGCACCAGCATAAAACAAAGATGAGCCACCGATGTCCGGGTTGTACTCATTAGGAGTAAACGGACTCTGCCCAAATACCATAAGCGGTCCGGAGTAGCCTGTAATAGCCATGTTGACTTCTCCTTTAACTTACGAAGTTGGGAACGAACCGTAGATAGAACGCCAGTTGTAATAGCCCAGAGAATAACGCTCATAGCCCTTAACAAGAAGGTTATCTGTCGTGAAGTCGACTTGCATGTCCATTTCGAATGGAATGCGCTCCATGTACACAAGACCCTTAATGTTTGTTAAGAGGAACCAAGCGTAGTTGGAGGTCAAGAAGTCCATGACCATGTAGCCTTCTGGCAGACCGCCACCCGTAAAGAGGATCGCGTTGGTATCGTTATCTGCCGTACCCGGACGAAGCTGCGTCTTTGTAAGACGAATAGCAACTGGTTCAAGTGAAGGAGGAACAATCAACTTACGACCACGGGCAAAAATCTTGATGCCAGCGATATCACGGAAGTTCTGGCGGATAGAAACCATTGCGTTAAGCAAGGTTGCTTCGTTCAGATCGACCTGTACAGTTGGGGTATTAGCAATCGTCAGACCGCCATCGATAGGATGCGACGTGGAGCAAAGTGCCACACCGTCAGCGCCGATGGATGCATTGTACGTGGTCGCCGTGTTAAGCACGTTAGCCGCGTAAATTTCTTTGGTCTGATGGAACGATTCAGTAAGACCAAGGTTGGTTGGCTTGAACTGAGCTTTGTAGAGGTTGTCGTCGATAGCCTTACGGGTGATCGCGTAGCCAAGTGCAATTTCGTTATGCTCTTGGTTGTACACGTAACGCTCACCAGCGGCGTTATCGAACTGCGTGTTACCACCTTCTTGCTTCAACTGAGCAAGACCAAGGTAACGCATTTCAGCGGTGCGTTCCAAAGCCATGTTCGACTTGGTGATTTCGAACACCTTGTCGTACTGGGATGGAATCTGCGAATATTTACCTTCAACTCCACGGAGGCCGGGGAGGAGAAGGTCACGAATCTGACTGAGATTAATAGCCATTTGAACTTACTCCTATTACGACCCAGCCGTCAGGCGGAAGGACTGGTTGTTGAAAGCAACGATGATACGGTTGTATGCAGTCGTCGTATCCGTGCCGTTTGCGCCCGGAGGTGCAGTGATGAGCGAAAGAATACGGAAAGCATACGTCGTAGACGTGCTGATGTTGGCTTGGTTAGCATATGCAGTCGACTGACCAGTCAAAAGTTGGTAAGCGGCTGGCGATGCAGGTGAGTTACCAGCGTAGTCAATGTTAGAATTGACCTGAGCCTGAGTAACTGCTGCCGAACCCGAAGACTGAACGTTAAACGTAGCCTGTGGGTCAACAATTACGTAGGCCGTAATCGTCGTACCCGATGGTACGGTCGTGCTGGCGGGCCAGTAAGGCGACCAGACAACTTTGTTTACGGACGAATTGTAGTATTCGCAACCGATGAAGACACCAAGAACGGCAGTCGTGCCGCCAGCGCCAGCGATTACATAACCGCCAGAAATCTGTACGGGGTCACCGGAGAAGATGTTTGAAGAATAGCCAGATTGGATCTGATACGCCGATTGGCCCAATGAACCATTACGTCCGTCCAGAAACCCTGCAAGTACGAAACCATTGGGCGCAGAAGTGTTCGCCATAGGTCGCTCCTTTTCAGTAGGATAAAATCAGACAGCGTGTCTTTATTTATCCAACATGGGGAAGCCCACTACGGCGCGTAATGGAGTTATAAGGGGTCCTATAACACTGTTTAAAACATAGTGCAATAGGAAAAGGGGGCCGAAACCCCCTTTTTATTATACGCGTGGAATCTGCATTGGCTCATAGGACCTTTTGATGCCCGTTTGCTTACGGTCACGCTCAAAAGTACCTGCTGGGGCGATGCCCAAAGCCTTTTCTTTCTGGTTAACCAGTTCACGGGCGGTGGAAAGTTCCCGATCCTTGGCAATGTCCGTGATTTCTTTAGGACGTTCCATAAGAATCATGCCTTTTTTGCGTATTGCACCGTTATGACCAATAGGCATCATGTCCGGATGACGGCGGGTATCCACTGGTTCCCAACCGCCAGACCGCATTTCAAGCATATTCTGCTCATCTGTCATGCCCGCGATGGATTCCCGTTTCCAATTGTAATCCCAACCTTCTGGAATCTTACGTGGATCGATGTAGAACTCATCATACATTGATGGGTCCATTGAATCATCGTTCATTCTGGCCCGCAATTCTTCAGCACGAAGCGCAGCTTCACGTAGGCCACGGGTAACTGGGGCTACACCCAACTCTGGGGCGTCATTTTGGCGTAATTCGGTCATGTTTT